CCCATGGGACCCACCACTCAGCCTTGAGAATACCGCCACCCTTTGGAGCTGGACGCTGTTGAAGCTGACCAGCGGTTGCGTAAGAGCCCAGAGAGCGTTCTAGGTCAGATACTGTCTTTTCATCCATGCGTTCAGGCCAGAGAAGCTCACCCTCCTTAGTTCTTGGATCTGTAAATCCCAGAGATGACCTGACTGGCGTAGGGTGACCTATTTCGTAGCGACTGGGCAACATCAGGTGATCGTAGTCACTACCAAGCTCTTGTGAAAGTATATGGCCACAGAGGTCACTGGAATGGAGCCTCTGAGCAACGATAATGAAGGCTCCTGTCTTTGGATCGTTCAAACGTGTCTGCATTGTCTGATCCCACCACTCCATGACAGAGGTTCTCATGGCTGAAGACTGAGCGTCACTTGCAGATGAAGGATCGTCAATTAGCACTATGTCACCACCATCTCCAGTAGCTGCTGCCCCAACACTGGTAGCTATACGATATCCAGTAGCAGAGTTCTCAAATCGACCTTTGGTATTTTGATCAGATGTCAAGGTAATATCTGGGAAGTGAGCCTGATACCAAGGGCTCTCGATCAACCTACGGCACTTGGTGCTATCCCTGATTGACAGTGAAGCTGCGTAGGATGCGAACATGAACTTCATTGACGGATCTCGTGTCCATGCCCATGCTGGAAGCAATACAGCGGTGGAGAGGCTTTTCATGTGCCGTGGAGGTATATTAATGATCAGACGTTTGATATCACCCTCGATCACAGCTTGGAGGTGCTCATTTATTGCATCAATGTGCCAATTGTTTAGGAATGGCACACCAGGCTCGATTGTAGCCCAACTAGCTGCTGTAAACGCCTTCAATGATCTGCGGTATTGCTCCGCTTTCACTTTCTCCAGTGTCAGCCCTGCTAAATGCTGCTTCAATAGATTTGAGCTGTTCATCAGGTATCCTTGTTAAATCGATAACGTGTTTTTGTTCGACAGTTGCTTGAATTTCTTGCTTATCCACCCACCCTGCTCTGTTTTTAAGATAGAAAATAATCGCAGTATTATCACGCTCCACAGTGGCATTCTCGAACAAAGCATTGGTCACGGCATCAATCCCAAGAGCCTGACCTCTTTTTATAGTCTCCATAAACTCCAAATTTTCTAGTTGTTTATTGTAGAAAGTTGCTGGAGAAATGCCTAGCATTCCTGCACATTGTTCTACTGTTAAACCCTTTGCCATAAGGAGTTCTGTCTTTTCAAGAACTTCATCAGTGATCTCGAACTTAGGTCTACCGACTGGATTTTTTTTCTTTGCCATTTCTAACCTTTCTTGCAGTGGTAAGCTGTGTTTTTATTAATGTAATACATAATTCAGAAAAAAGAAAGACCCACCTAAGTGGGCCAAGTTTTCGAGACAGTGTGTATATCCATATCACATAGCAAGAATAACGACAATAACGACGGCAACTATAGTTAAGAATGCAATCCCTGCAATTATTTCTTTTGTAACAACGAATAGATTATCTGGTTTATCATCGTGAATTGTTATGTGGCCTCTCAAAGAGAGTGCTATGTATTGCCCATTTTTCACTGGAGTTTCTCCAGCTTGTGTATGTGCAAAGAGGTTTGAGCTTCCCTTTCTTTTGCTGGAGTTTTCCTGCACCCAATCTGGCATGGTTTGCTTTGCATTAAATCCTTTAAACTTCCAAGATTTCAGTATCATGATTTATTCCTTTTTAATTATACATAATCATTGCGATGACTATTGTTCCAACTATAAAACCGATAAGTGATATTGCCATTATATTTTTTCCTGTGTTTCCATCAATGTTTTTAAAGTTCGCTCATGTAATTTAGCTGTACCTTCTAGCAACGTGTCTTCAGCCTCGTTATAAACATCCTTTCCATAATTAATCATTGCGTCTATTACATGAAAGTACTGAGCCTCAGTAAGTTTTAATGTGTAGTACTTAGCCATTTAATTATCCTCTCCGAATACTTCGTTACCAACATTGAGTGGCACTTCTATTGTAGTTATTCTAAAGTCACATTCCAAGCACACTCTTCTTCTTTTGACTGTTTGAAATCCATAGGCAGTGTGTTCTCTTGAGTCTTTAGCCTTTAGTTTTTTATGACAATCTGGACAATGTGAAACTGCGAGTGTCATATTAATCTCCTCCCTCATTATTAATATCTATTATATTTTCATCATCATTTTTAGATGCAATAAATTTCTCTGGTATTTTAGGAAGTGACACAAAACTGTTTTTTCTTTTTTGATATGGATTAAAAGTCCTAGAGTTGAGTGTATCTTTACAAATGTATTGATATATTGAATCTGGTTTTTTTTTGGATGTCATTTGTCTCCCTTTCTAAATGGTAATTATTTTCCCCACCACATATCTTTTGCAATTTCTTTACCAGTTTTGTTTGGATTGCGGATTGAACTAGCACTGATCTGTAGCAGATCGTCTTCGTCTTTTGCGTAGATAGCTACGTTTCCGTTTTTATGCTGCACTGCGTAGCAATCGTCACCAAAATCAACGATGATGTTTGCAGTGTTAAAATCGATGGTGGTCATTCTTAGTAGCATTTTTTCTTCCTTTCTAAATGGTAGTAGGGAGCCGTAGCTCCCCTGATTAATTACACTGTTTCCCTCGTCCAATAGCCGTAAACCATTTTAGGAGAACTGTTGAAAATGTCATGCGGAACCCCATCAATAACTGTTGCGTAGTGTCGAGACATACGAGCAATAAAAGTGCCTGTAGGCAAATCAGAAGCATAAGCTTTGCGTCCAGAAAATGTTGGGGCTTTGTGCCATGTCCAACCATGTTTTTTTAAGACGCTTTGAAAGACCTCTTTCATCAAACCGTTTCTAGCAGATTTTTTATAGCCAAACTCTTTATTGGCTTGTGCTAATTCTATGTAGCAAGTGCTGTACTCTAAACCAAGAGCTATAGCCATTGCTCGAACTCCACAGTCACCTGATACACCTCTTCGTCCCGATGCTTTTTTTCCACCGTCGTTATAAATATAAGCTTCCATTTTTAGTTCCTTTCTAATTAACTATAATTAAACCTACTATACTATATACAGTATAGCAACCCCTCTTATCAATAAAAGATAAAAAAAGTTTTCAAGCCAGATTTAACTTAACTGGGAGATACCAACCTTTCCTTCGATCTCTCTCACCTTCATCATAGTTTCTCTCCCAACGTAAGACATTCACTTCCTCACTTTCTTCAGATGCAATCATGCAAGCAATCATGACTGCTATTGGATCTCCACCTCCAGCCCACAATAAAAAATCATCTGGACTAAATCCCTTCATTTGCTTTCGAGCTGTACCGATAGCCTTGCTTGGTTCAAACTGAGGTTTATCTTCAGGCTCAAAGATTATCTTGAGCTTACCATATCGAGATGCGTCTGTAAGATCTGGAGTCCACCCAAATTTATTCTCTCTTGCTCTTGTCACAATGTACACTGTGTTATTCATATCGTTTCCTTTCTTTAAAACTAATTACGTCAATTTGTCTGATTTATGTCATACGCTCAATCTGCCAATATTAGAACTTCTATTACTCCTTATTTATATAGTATATATTATATTATTATTATTATTACTATATATATGTCATACTGTCATACCCACCCCCTATACCCCCCCTCTATAGGTATGGGGAGGGAGGTAGAAAAGTACTCTATAGTGTCTGCCAATATGACATAAATGCCATTAATACTTAACTCATTGAAAACATACACAGAAACACCATTTTTGGTCATGTCATAAATACTGTCATAATTAATGCCATAAATAAAATTTGCCATCTAATCGAACAAATTTGCAGGTCTGGGGAGTGGACGCATAATTGAATTTGTTTTCTCTTTATAAAAAATGTGTTTACCTATTCTCCTAATCCTAACAAACTCATCAGCCCAATAGGGATGCACTGTGTCGTTGTGGTAGTGGGTAGCCTCAGATCCAATCACACTGATGTAGTCACCCTCATTGAGCATCAGTTCTGCGAGAGCCTTAGACGTTCTCAGGGAGTTCTCTTCTCGTGGAAAATCACTAAGGCCATCACACCACCAGCTATACTGACAGCCTTGTGAATTGTCTTGGAGGACAACGCCACAAATATCATTGGGATAGTTTGATGAAGCCACTCGATTGAGCGTGACTTCTGCAATTGCAATTTGACCTTGAATTGGTTCTGACCTCGCCTCGAAGTAGATGTTCAAGGCAAGGCACATGAGTGCTGTTTCTATCATTTTTATAACTCCTGTTTTTCTATCGAAACTATTTTATAATCAGAAAGAATTTCTTTTACATTTAGTTCTGAAGTTGAATAAATATAAATGTGTCGGACATTGTTTTTTTTGTTTAAACAAAACGGTTTATATTCGACTGAAAAATTATAAATTGTTGACGGCACTAACATTTGTTTTCCTTCCTAAATTATCCATTTAACTTGAGTTTCCTTAATGTCTTTTTTCCAGACAAACCATGCGAATGACATGACCCCTCCAGACTTAAACTTGCCATCGACATTAAATGACAGTCGCTTCGAGAACACCCACACAGTAGATGGTGGATGCCTACTAAAGAACTCACCACGTTTGATACCCTCTAAGAACTGTAAACGCACCAAGATAGCTAATTTGTTTACACCCAGATCGATTGCTTTTTGTGCGAACTCATGAGCCAAACTAAATGGTGGATTGGTTATGATGTTTGGTGCAAGCAATTCCTGCTCGAACAGAAAGTCTCGACCACTACTCCCATAGCCATAATCAATTAAGTCTGTCGATATGACATTGTGGCTTCGCTTCTGGAGAACCTTTGATATGGCGCCATCACCACAGGCTGGCTCCCAGACCTCTTGACTGAACAACTCACGGTTTAATATTGCCTCTGTCGCTGAGTCTGGAGTGGGATAGAAGTCATTTGCATTTCGCTTTTGACTGCCATCAGATCCAGTAATTTTCAGGAGTGAGCTCATACATTCCCACCTTGGAACTTAACGACTGGAGTGTCTGGCTCTGGCTTCTTTGCCGACAGCTCTCCACCACAAGCCATATAACCACACGAATCAATCCAGTTATCGCCTGAACTTGGATTGGATTTAATGCGAGCAATCTTGAGGAGTGTCATCATAACTGCAACATCAGACGTATCTATGTGATGCCCAAGGTAAGTACCCCAGAGATCACCTATCATTTTGAAGTTGGCTTCCATCTCACCATGCTCGTTTTCACGTTGCTTAGTGACATATTGCTTTGCCGTATCGAGGATTTCTGATCGTGTATATTTAGTCATTGTTTTTCCTTTCTCAATTTAATGGTGGAGCAAAATAGGCAAACCTTGGTCTACCTCTCACCCCTTGATTTTGATCTCGACACTCTATTCCCTTATCAGTTTGTAAGGCATCAAGAACATCAGCTCTCTTTCTTCTATCCATATTTGCAAATGCTGAGACACCTCGTGAGAGTTCACGCTCTGTCATACCACCCAGACCAGACTTTTCTATTCTGGCATAGACTGCCTTGCACGTTGCCTCGAATGGACCTTCCGACATATTAGCCCTGAACATCTCAATCGTCTGCTTGGCATAATGATCGACATAATCGATGCTCCACTGCATGGCATCTACACCGATTGCTTCTTGCCCCATTGATCTGGCAATTATTAGAGAAAGTCGCATGGCTATTTCTCGACTACGATTGTACATAGCTTCTAGCCCAGATCCAGTTTCCTTTTTAATAGCTGCGACTAACTTCTCTTCATAACCCCTCAGAAGTTGCTTGGCTTCTGAAGTAAACAGAACCTCAACTGGGTGAGGTGGTAGGTCATGGATATTGCCACCATCGAGGTCACCAACTTTTGCGTGAGCGTGTTCCTTTGCCCACTTGGAGAGCCGATCAGTAATTGATGAACTTCTTTTTTCTTGTGACATCTGGACACCGATTTCTGACTTAACAATAATGAATCGGTTTAGGAGGCCACTAGCCACGTCACCACCTGAGATGGC